ACTCTATTCTCAAGAATTGGGAACGGATGGTTGCCAAAGAAATTCCGCCGCCGCGCCAAACCCTGCCGCTTTACAGCATTGCCGAGTTGCAGCGGGATCAAAGTCCCATCCCTGATGATTTGATCGCTCCACGTGTCCTTACCCCTGGCGGTTTGCTGGTGTTGGGTGGTGCGCCCAAAGTGGGTAAGAGCGATTTTTTGATTTCACTTCTCGCACACATGGCCGGTGGTGCATCGTTTTTAGGTTTGAGTTGTAAGCGTCCTTTGCGAATTTTTTACCTGCAGGCCGAGGTGCAATATCACTATCTGCGCGAGCGGTTGCAGCGATTGGCTTTGAGCGATGCCGCTACACTTTTTCTTGATCAGAATTTTATCGTCACCCCACAGATCTCCATCACATTAAATGATGCTGGAATTGCGCTGGTGAGCGAGGCGGTCAGAGACCGCTTCAAGGATACACCGCCCGATATTATTGCGATTGACCCGCTGAGGAATGTTTTTGATGGCGGCGGCATGGGCGGTGAAAACGACAATGACGCGATGATGTTTTTTCTTTCGCAGCGATTGGAAGAACTGCGCCGCCGTATCAATCCTGATGCTGGAATTATTCTTGCTCACCATACGCGCAAGGCCTTCAAAAAAACGGCAGAGGAAGATCCGTTTCAGGCTTTGAGCGGCGCTGGAGCACTGCGGTCTTATTATTCATCCGGCATCATTCTGCACCGTGTGGACGAGAAACGGCCAGAACGGCTGTTGATTTTTGAGCTGCGCAATGGGCCTGAAATTCCCGCCAAAACCATTCTGCGCCGTGCGCAAGGCTGGGTAGAGGCCGATATTGATTTGGTAACACTGATGCGCCAACAGGAGGAATTACAGGCGCAGGCCGAAAATATTCGTAAGACCGACACGATCATCCGCCTCATTTTTGATGAGGCTAAACACAGCCGCATTTATACCGCTAATCAATTCGCAGAAAGTTTTGAGAATAAAGAAGGCCTGGGCAGTGCCCGCACCATTCGGGATCGCATCAGCGCGCTGGCCAATAAAGGGTATGTGAAGTTTTTCAAAAATGCCGGTGCCTATGGCCTGCCACTCCTGCCGCGCAGCCGCCAGGGATATGTGTGCGTTGACGGCATGACGCTCAAAAACGGTGCGCTGGTGATGGCCACGCACATGAAGCATCCAGACACGGGTGAGATCATCCCCATCGCTGATCTGTTCAATGGGGGTGTCTTATGAATTGCCGTCTCATTGCCGACTGCCGACTGACTGCCAACTCACCGCCGACTGAAAGCCGCGCAAAGCCCAATAAAACATGGGTTTTGGCACAAAAATTCAGTCGGCAACTGCCGTCTCAATTTCCTGCTTTGCCGACTGAGATTAAGCCAATTACTTCAACGGTTTATTTCAGTCGGCAAGTCGGCAACACCCCTCCCTCCTACGGAGGGGAGCTGACGCCGCCATCTCAATTGGCGGCGATCAGCTGCCCCCATCTCTCCATCTGCAAAAAATGAAAGGAACCTTGCATGCACGACCATGAACCTGAAGAGAAAGTTTTGAGTAATGATGAAAGTTTTGTCGAAGACCGGATTCAATCTGCCGCTCGAACCTTGCGGCGTATGCCCGACGTGAAGGTGCAGGGATATTTTTCCACCTGGCCGACCATCATCCGTGAGCCGATGGAAATTCTGCAGATGGAACCTGAAAAGATGCGCGTGCGCCCATCGCAGCAGGACATCACCGATATGGAAGAAGTTTTGTTTGTTTGGCTCAAATGGATTGAACCCGAAGAGCGCCGTCTTGTGTGGCTGCGGGCCGAACGTGTGCGCTGGAAGCTGATCTGTGCGCGCATGGGCGTTGGCCGCACCAAAGCGTGGGAGATGTACCGCCGTGCGCTGGCCCGTATTGCGGCGCGCGTGCCGCATATTCCTGAATAATCAAACCAATCAAACACCGGCAAAAACAGCAATGAAATAAGCGTTTATAGGGCTTGATGTTCTTGCCGAATGAAGCGTTCATGACATGAAAACCACCTGCAAAAGGAGCGATAAAATGCCTAAAAAACCAAGCAAACCGAAGCCAAAATCACCGCCCAAGATTAAGCCTGAAAACAAGGTCAAAGCCGCGATTAAAACCAAAGCACAAGGCAACGGACACCCCATTGATGAAAGCCAACTTTCTGAGCCAATGAAGGCTGCCCTTGCGGGCGTGGCCTCTATGCCTGTGAAGCGGGAAACAAAACTCACCGCGCTGGTGGCCCTCCTGTCGCGCCCAGAAGGCGCAAATATCGAGGATATGATCGCCGCCACAGGCTGGCAAAAGCACACAATCCGCAGTGCGCTCTCGCATGCGCTCACCAAAAAACATGGTTATCAAATCGTGTCTGAAAAACCGGAAAACGGCGCGCGCATCTACAAAATTACGGGTCGTGCGCAATGATCCTAAAACAATCAAAAAGCCTGATTATTCGCCATCTTTTCACGTCTTATTCAGTTGATAATCAGCCGAAATGAAGCGTTCATGTAAGTATAAGCAAAGGAGAACGCCCATGAAAAATACCGAGATTTTAGCAACCGAAAACAAAGAATGGGGCTTTTGGGGGACAGCCGAGCGCAACTTGTATGATGCTGAGCTGACCTGGAAAGCCGCCAGCAAATTTTTAATCGCCGCGTTTGATTTAAATGCCGAACAAGCTCGCGATGTTTTAGACGCACGCTTTGGCAGACACTTGGCTGACGATCTGAGTTTTATCAAAGGCACACTCACCGAAAAAACAATCACCGCGCATTTGAAATTGCGCATTGCCGATGCAGGTTGGCGCGAGAATTTTGAGAATGTGATTACGGAAGTCACAGGCAAAACCTTCCCACGCAAAACACCGATGACTAAAGACGCGCTATTTACGCTGATTGCTCAGCGCTACCTCAACATTGAAACGTTGGAAACACGCAAATCGGATGGTCTGGATTTTCACGATGTTGCGGTTTGGTGCCTCAAAGATGCGCTGGAAGCCGCTTTTGAAGCGGGCCGCAAAGCTGGAAAATAAGGAGGAAAAAATGAACAAAACAAGGCAAGAACGAGCAGACGCTTACTACGCTGCCAAAGAGCAAATTGTGGCCACCATGATGCAGATCGCCAACCGCATCCACAACCCACCGCCAGCTGAGCGCAAAATGCCGGAGCAGATTGTTGCTCCCGATATTACAAAACTGAAGCAGGCGCACATGAAGCTCAGAGAAATGGCAGGCATTCTTGGCATTGAAACCAACCCACTGGATATCCCCTAATGGCCAGAGAAATCATCCAGGTTATTTACGCTCGCAAGCCTGTCGATTGGCACGAGATTGAATCGGGCAGCCGCTCTGATTGTGGCGAAGCCATCCCCACCCAGGTTGCAGAAACACGGGAAATGACGGAAGCCGAGTATAACGCCTTCATCGCTCGCCCGTTGGCAAAACGCGAATGGCTGGCAGGTAAAGGGGGATATCAAGGCAATATCAAACAAGTTATTGCGCTGGTCTGCCCTGGCCGCGAAATCCTCTATGTTGATCCTTCAGGCTCAGATTACGGGCGGTATGTCGGGCGGGCGGTGATGAAGCCATCAGCTGTTAAGTACCCACATGTAGCGGTGGAACTCACGGGACAAGACGGCAATGCATTTGCTATACTTGGCGCATGTCGTAGAGCCGCCCGTAAAACAGGATTAAGCGACACAGAAATTGCAGCTTTTTTTGATGAAGCCAGCGCAGGTGACTACAATCAACTTCTCGACACCTGCATGCGCTGGTTTGATTGCCGGTAAATAAAAAACGTCCGAACAAAAAAGATGCGGACAGAGCGAACATTTTTTGGCACTCTGATCACTAGCATCGCGATACGTCCCCCGTTGTTCATCCGTCCCTAAGGCTGCGCCCACAAAGCGTGGCCTTTTTGTATTCAATCGGCCCTCCCCAATCAAAAAAGGTACTTCCGGCGATTGAACCCAATGCGGCGGGCAAAGGCGCGGGACTTTTTTAGCGATAGCGAATTTTTCTGGGTGCGCGGTGGTTGCTCGTTTGTTGCCAAAACGGCGGCTTTACAGGGGCTTTTGGCCGCGCACCCGCCATCCTGCGGACCCATGCGCACTCAGCCGCCACAAAGGCGCGCACCCAACAACAGAACTTTGAAAATTCCAAGGAACCCTTTGTGTGGATTCACGTCCCTTTACCGTACTGTCCCTGTGCGCTGGTGTCGGCGGACTCGACCTCGGCGTTAGATTGGCGGAGCCAGCTGCTCGCACAGTCTGTTTTGTTGAGATCGAAGCCTATGCCTGCGCCATTCTGGCGGCGCGGATGGCAGAAAACGCCCTGGATCCGGCGCCTGTTTGGACAAATCTTAGAACCTTCGACGGCAAGCCATGGCGCGGCACGGTGGATTGCATCACTGCAGGCTACCCGTGTCAGCCCTTTAGTGTTGCGGGCAAACAACGCGGCGCGGAAGACCCACGACACCTCTGGCCAGATGTCTTTCGCGTGGTGCGAGAAATCCGCCCCGCGTTCTGCTTCTTTGAAAATGTCGGTGGACATTTACGATTGGGCTTCGAACAAGTCCACGATGACCTTCGATCAGTGGGTTACCGCGTTAAGGCAGGCTTGTTCACAGCGCAGGAAGTCGGTACTCCACACAAACGAGAGCGATTATTCATCCTGGCTTACGCCCAGAGCGCAAGAGACGAACGAGAAGCAGGAAACATTCCTGCAGCGCATGGGGGATCGGACGGATCGCTGTTTCGGTTCGCTGACGACGCAAGCGAATTTGTGGCCGACGGCGCGTGTCTCCTCGGCCAACGGCCCTGCCCAAAGCGAGATTGTAGCGGGCAATCCGAAGAAAAGGCTGGAGGTATCGGTGGCCTGCTGGCCGACACCAACAGCGCAGGATTTCAAGAAGCGCGGCCCGAACTCCAGCCAGTTCGGTCTGGCCGAGAGCAGTTGCCAGTGGGCAACGCCGAATACAATGGATCATCTGCCACCACGCTCGGCGGAAGCGATGGAAAAAATGCTGGGGCCAACAGGTCAGCGCGCGGGACGGACACGCCCCAGCAATCTGCGGGAACAGATTGTCTGGCCAACGCCGCGTGCGCAGAAAACATCGTCCGAGAATCCGGAACGCTGGATTGCGCGAAGGCAGGCGGGACAAGTTTCAACACCGCCGCTGGCGATGGCGGCATTGATGTGGCCAACTGTGACGACACAGGATGCCAAGAACAATGCGGGGCCGAGCCAGTTCGAGCGCAATACCAAGCCTTTGAATGTAGAAGCGACCTTGCACTCTTTCCGCCAGGACCAGACGGAGACTGGAACGGCATCCCCCAAAGTCTTGAACCCGCAATTTGTCGAATGGCTGATGGGCTGGCCCATCGGGTGGACAGAATTCGTGCCTGTGGGAACGGCGTGGTGCCGCTGGCTGCCGCTTATGCGTGGCGCACTCTCATGGCTCGTGTCGAGGCAGAATTCAATGGAGAAATGTGAATGAATGAAGATACAAATCTAAAGGTCGAATATATCTCGGTCGATCATGTGACGCCGTACCAGTATAACGCCCGCACGCATTCGGATGATCAGGTAGCGCAGATTGCCGGATCCATGACCGAGTTTGGCTTTGTGAATCCGATCCTGATTGATGACAATGGCGGGATAATCGCGGGGCATGGGCGGCTGATGGCGGCGCGGATGCTTGGCATCAAGCAGGTTCCCGCCATTCGCCTGAAGCATCTCTCTGAAACACAGCGTCGCGCTTTGATGATCGCTGATAACAAAATCGCCGAGAATGCAGGCTGGGATGAAAATCTACTGCGTCAGGAATTGCAAGCGCTGGAAGGTGAGGATTTTAATCTTTCGCTGCTTGGCTTTGGCGAGGATGAGCTGGATGAATTGCTGGGCGATGATGAAGGCGAAGGCCTCACCGATGAAAACGCTGCGCCAGAGGTTCCCGAAAAGCCTGTGAGCGTTCTGGGTGACCTTTGGATTTGCGGGGAGCATAAAATCCTTTGCGGGGATTCTGCTTTGATCGATAGTTATCAAACCCTGCTGGGCGAAGAGCTGGCCGACATGGTGTTTACCGATCCGCCTTATAACGTTAATTACGCCAATTCGATGAAAGACAAGATGCGCGGCAAGGCCCGCCCGATCCAGAACGACAATCTGGGCGATGATTTTGGCGCGTTTTTGTATGACGTTTGCACCAACCTGATGATGGTGAATAAGGGTGCGCTCTATATCTGCATGTCGTCATCTGAATTGCACACGCTGTATAACGCCTTCACCGATGCAGGCGGCAAATGGTCAACGTTTATCATCTGGGCGAAAAACACCTTCACGCTGGGGCGTGCCGATTATCAACGGCAGTATGAACCCATTCTTTATGGCTGGAAGAACGGAAATGAGCATTTCTGGTGCGGCGCACGGGATCAAAGTGATGTCTGGTTTGTGAACAAGCCTGCCAAGAATGATCTGCATCCAACCATGAAACCAGTCGAGCTGGTGGAACGCGCTCTTCATAACTCCAGTAAGACCAAGGATATTGTGTTGGATGCGTTCGGCGGATCTGGCACCACCATGATCGCCTGCGAGAAAACCGGACGCCGCGCGCGGTTGATTGAGCTTGAACCCAAATACGCCGATGTGATTGTCAAACGCTGGCAGGAATTTACAGGCAAAGCTGCAACCTTGGCGGCCACGGGACAGAGTTTTTCTGAACTTGAAGCCGAACGTGCTTGAGTATTGAGGAACTATGGGACTCTCCATTCGTGCTTATGCCCGCCATCGCGGAGTGGCGGATAATGCCGTGCGCAAGGCGATCCGCACGGGGCGCATTGTGCCAGAAAAAGACGGATCGATTGATGTCGCCAAGGCCGATGCGGCGTGGGAGGCGAATACCGATCACACCAAGCGGCATGATTCATCGGCCATGAAGGATGTTGATCCGAATGCAGCGATGGAATCCGTGCGCCAGACATTGGCTGAAAATGGCCGCGCCCCGCAAAGCATGAATAGCTTCACCCAAGCACGCACGGCGCATGAGATTGCCAAAGCGCATTTGGCGAGGCTGCGGCTACAGGAAAAGAAAGGCCAGCTGGTCAATAAAGATCAGGTCAAGGCACAGATTTTCCGGTTGGGACGAGAATTCAGGGACGCATGGGTGAACTGGCCAGCCCGTGTGTCGTCACAAATGGCCGCAGAGCTACAGGTGGATGAGCATGGCTTGCACATGATTTTGGAGCGCTATGTGCGGGAGCATCTGAATGAACTTGGGGATGCCAAACTCGACACAGCATGATGGCGCGTATGACAGTTTTGAAATTGACATCTGGTGGCGCACGGCGATTACGCCTGACCCGTTTCTGCTGGTTTCGGAATGGGCGGATCAATACCGATTGCTCTCGCCAAAATCCGCCGCCGAACCTGGCCGCTGGCGTACCGCCCGCACCCCATATCTAAAGGAGATCATGGATAAGCTCTCGCCGGTGGCGGCTGAGCAGCGGATTGTGTTCATGAAAGGATCGCAGGTCGGCGGCACGGAATGCGGCAATAACTGGATTGGCTATGTCATTCACATCGCCCCAGGGCCGATGATGGCGGTGGCACCCACGGTGGAATTGGCTAAGCGTCATTCCAAACAGCGGGTTGATCCGCTGCTGCAGGATGTGCCGGAACTGCGCGAGCGGGTGAAGCCGTCGCGGTCACGGGATAGCGGTAATACGATCCTGAGCAAGGATTTTCTAGGCGGATTGCTGATCATGACGGGGGCGAACTCCGCCGTGGGGCTGCGCTCCATGCCTGCACGCTATTTGTTTATGGACGAGATTGATGCCTATCCAGGAGATGTCGATGGCGAAGGCGACCCGATTTTACTGGCAGAGCGACGCTCGGCCACGTTCAAACGCCGCAGGAAAGTGTTCATGGTCAGCACGCCGACCGTTAAAGGACTATCGCGCATTCAGCGTGAGTTTGAGAAAAGCGATCAGCGGTTCTTTCATGTGCCATGCCCTGAATGTGGACATTTCCAACCCTTGCGCTTCACTCAACTGCGCTGGCCGGAAAACGCACCACAAAAAGCGGCCTATGCCTGCGAGAGCTGCGGCTATGTGATTGATGAACACCACAAAACCGCCATGCTGGCCAAAGGCGAATGGCGGGCAACGGATGAAAGCCAAGACGGCACGATTGGTTATCATCTGTCGTCGCTTTACAGCCCCATCGGCTGGTTTTCATGGGGGGATGCGGCGGCGATGTTTGAGGATGCCAAGCGCAATCCCGACCTGATGAAAGGGTTTGTGAATACGGTGCTGGGTGAACCTTACGAGGAATCCTCGGAGGCGCCTGAATGGCAACGTATCTATGAACGGCGGGATGTTTATGCCCAAGGTGTTGTGCCACTGGGTGGTCTGTTCCTCACCGCTGGTGTGGACGTGCAGAAAGATCGCCTTGAATGCGAAGTGGTTGCCTGGGGGCGTAATAAGGAAAGCTGGTCGGTTGATTATATTGTGCTCGACGGTGATACGGCGCGGCCCGATGTTTGGCGACGGCTGGATGCGGAAGTCCTTCAGCGCGACTGGCCGCATGTCGCTGGGCAAACCATGCCCATTCGCGTTATGGCGGTGGATAGCGGTTATGCCACACAAGATGTGTACGGCTTTGTGCGCAACCATCCACAGGCCGTCTGGGGCGGGAACGGCGCACGCGCCAGCCAGCCGCGCACGGTGGTGGCGGTTAAGGGCCAAGACCGCGATACGGCACTGATTTTAAGCGTTGGTAAAGCTGATACGGGCGGCAAGCGCCGTGGCCTCAGGGTCTGGAACGTCTCTGGCCCCGTGGCCAAGATGGAGCTGTATCGCTGGCTGAAACTGGAATGGCCGACCGATAAGGATCTGGAAGCGGGCGTAACATTCCCGCCTGGCAGCTGTCACTTCCCGCAATATGGCGAGGAGTATTTCAAGCAGTTGACAGCAGAGCGGCGCGTGATCCGTGTGCATCGTGGCTTTCCGCATGCGACATGGGAGAAAGACCCAAGCCGCAATAACGAAGCGCTGGATTGCCGTGTCTATGCCCGCGCTGCCGCCAGCATTTACGGTTTGGATCGAATGAGTGATTTCAAATGGCGGTCGCTGGAGGTGTCTCTCGGTGTGGCGGCAGAAATCCCGACGCGCGGAGTTGAGTTGCCTGTGACCCTTGAGGCCAAAGCAACACCAGCAAAACCAGAAACCAAAAAACGGACGCATGTTGCCCCGCGCAAAACAGTGCGGGCGGACGATCCGTATCTATGAGGAATAGGAATGACCGAGACACTGCTCGAACTTGAAACAAGACTGGTGCAAGCCAAAGAAGCGCGGCATCGCCTGCTCACGGGTATGCAGGAAGTATCGGTCAGTCTGCAAGGCTATGGCAGCACAACCTATACCGCCTCCAATGTTGAAGCACTGGAGCGATATATCAATGAGTTGGAATTACAGATCTCCCGCGCAAAGGGTAGCGCGCGGCGCGGGATTATCCGCACAAGTTTTTAAGGACGCAAGAATGGTTCAACTTTTGGATTCATCCGGCCAACCGATGAAGTCTGGTCTGCGCTTTAAGGCGAGTGACACGGCGCATCGGGCGGCATCTTTGCGTGCGCGGGAGCTGGCCAGTTGGATGCCGCTTTTAGGGTCGGCAGATAGTGATTTACTCTCCGAACTCCCAACGCTGGTATCACGTTCACGGGATTTAACCCGTAATCACGGTGTGGCGGCTGGTGCCATACAAACTCTGGTCGATAATGTCATCGGCACGGGATTGCGCCTTGCCTCCATCCCTGATTATCGCGCTCTAGGTAAAACCAAGGAATGGGCGGATGATTGGGCGCGCGGGGTAGAAAGTGAATGGCGTGCCTGGTCGGAAAGCACAGCGTGCGATGCCGCTAATGCGCTGACATTCCACGGCATGACAGCGCTGGTGTTTCGTGCAAGTTTGATTAACGGCGAGGCTTTGGCATTACCCTTGTGGCTGGATCAGCGCGGGGCTTCGTATGCCACGACCATTCAGCTGATTGAAGCCGACCGGCTTTCAAATCCCGCTGGCGTGCAAGATAGTAAAACCCTGCGCTCTGGGATTGAGATAGATGCGTATGGCGCAGCGGTCGCTTATCATATCCGTAAGACGCATCCAGGCGATGCCTATATCGGTTATGGGCAAGACCGCGAAGAATGGCTGCGTGTGCCCGTACGCACACAATTCGGGCGGCTACGTGTTTTGCATGTGCATGATAAAGAACGCACCGGCCAGCATCGTGGCAAGCCGCTGCTGACCTCCATCATGCCGATGTTCAAAATGCTCGATCATTACGAGCGGTCGGAACTTCAGGCGGCGGTGGTCAATGCCATGATTGCTGCTTTTATTGAAACGCCGCTTGATGGCGAAGCGATTGGCGAGATGTTTGGAGGGTCGGTTGAGGATTATCTGGCCGCTCGCAATGAATGGGATATTAAGCTACAGGGTGGATCGATCATTCCTGTGTTCCCAGGTGATAAGGTGTCGCCATTTACGCCGAGCCGCCCGAACAGCGGTTACGGGCAGTTTGTCGAGAACGTCCTGCGCCATATCGGCGCGGGGCTGAATATCCCATTCGAATTGCTGATGAAGGATTTCAGCAAGACGAATTATTCCAGTGCGCGGGCGGCGCTTCTGGAAGCATGGCGATACTTCAATGCACGCCGTCAATGGATGGCGACGTACTGGGCAAAGCCCGTTTATGAGCTGTGGCTTGAGGAAGCCATTAATCGCGGTGTGATTGACGCACCAGATTTCTACGAACGCCGCGCCGCATGGACACGCTGCAAATGGATCGGCCCTGGCCGTGGCTGGGTGGATCCCGTCAAGGAAGCCAAGGCCGCACAGCTTCGCATGCAAATCGGACTTTCCACGCTTGAAGATGAATGTGCCAGCCAAGGGCTGGATTGGGAAGAAGTGCTGGAACAGCTCGCTCGCGAGAAAGCCAAGATCACAGAACTTGGTCTGACGATTAACGACACTAACAGCATCATGACAACAACCGAAGATAATACAGAGGAACCACAACCATGAAAATCTGGAACCGGCTATCGGGTGAACCGTGGGCGATCACGGAAACCGCCTTGCAGACCATTCTTGAAATCGCTGCGCGCGAGAATGAAAGCCCGCAGGCGGTGGCCGCCAAATTGGGGCGCAATCTGCAAAACACCTACAGCGTGATGGAACGCGACGGTGTGGCGATTATCCCCGTCACAGGGCCGCTGTTTCGCTACGCGAATTTATTCACGGCTATCAGCGGCGCTTCAAGCTATGAACTGATCGCCCGTGATTTTACCGTTGCGCTGGAAAACCCTCAGATCAAGGGGATCATTCTCGATATCGACTCCCCAGGCGGGGAAGTGAATGGCGTGTCGGAGCTTTCCAATATGGTCTATGCCGCGCGGGGTAAAAAGCCAGTGGTGGCTTATGCATCTGGTGATGCCGCATCGGGCGCTTACTGGATTGCCTCAGCTGCGGATGAAATCGTGGTCTCTGAAACATCGGCGCTGGGATCTATCGGTGTGGTCGGCGTATATCGCGGTAAAAGCGGCGCACCCAATAGTGATGTTGAGATTGTATCCTCGCAAAGCCCACATAAGCGCCTTGACCCGCAAACTGATGAAGGCCGTGCGCGCCTGCAGCTAAGGATCGATAGCATGGCCGATGTATTTATTAGTACGATTGCTCGCAACCGCGATGTTGCACCAGAAATCGTGCAAACTCATTACGGTGGCGGCGATGTAATGATCGGCGCCCGCGCCGTAGAAGCTGGTCTAGCTGACAGGGTCGGCAGTCTGGAGCAGCTGATACAAGAACTATCGACCTCACCCCAAAGCCCTCCACTGGAGGGCTTTTTTGTTGCCAACCCACCCACACCTAAACAGGAGAAAACACCTATGGATCTTGAAACACTTACCAAAGAACACCCAAGCCTCGTCAGCCAGATCAGGCAGGAAGGCGCAAAGGCAGAGCGTAATCGATTGGAAAGCATTCTTGCCATGCCAGAAGCGGCAGAGCGTCAAAAGCTCGCGCTTGAGATTGCGCTGCACACAGAAATGAGCGCGGTGGAGGCTCAGCATATTCTGGCCTGCGCCACACCAGAAAAAGCAATGGCAGCCAGCTCGTTTGATCGGGTCATGGCGAGCATCCCAAATCCCGCCATCACACCCGCAAGCGATGATGCTGCAAACGATATCGATGCGGTGGCAAACCGCATCGCTTCTGCCGTTTAACCCCATACCTTTAAGGAGATAAAAATGACACGCACAGAAGGCTTTACCAATCAGGGCGAATACAAGCCCGATAATTTACTGGCGGGGGAATATCCCCGCATTGAAAGGCTCGTCACCATCGCTGCTGGGGCTGATCTTGCCAAAGGCACAGTGCTTGGCCGCATCACCGCCAACGGCAAATTCAAGCTCAGCGCGTCGGCCAGTTCGGACGGCTCGCAAACGCCAGACGCTATCTTGGCCGAAAAGGCGAATGCCGCGAGTGCCGATGCTCAGGCGATTGTCTATTTCAGTGGCGAGTTCAATGAAAACGCCCTGATTTTGGGTGCTGGCCACACGCTGGACAGTATCCGCATCGCTCTGCGCGCCAAGAGCATCTTCCTTCGTAAAAACCAAACCGCCTAAAGGAGAGCATCCATGTCTATCGATATTTTTAACACGCATGTCTTGAGTAAAGTTGTGGAACGCTTGGATCGTCCAAGTTCGTTTTTGCTTGATGTCTTCTTCGGGCAAGAGCAAACGGAGGATTCCGAAGAAATCCACTTCGATATTGATA